GTTGCTGTAGCAGCAATGAAACACGTTGCAGACATGACAGAAAAATTACAAGACTTACATAAGAAAATGAAAGACCTTGATGAAGAAGCGAAAGGTCCTAGTAAGGTTACTAACAATGCTATGTTTGTTGGTTCTACATCAGAACTACAGAAAATGTTAAAACAAATGGGTGGTGGCAAGAGGTAACTGCATAAATAAATGCAGAGACCCTGACATGGTACATGAGATACAAAGAATTTAAAAGACTCGCTGAGTCTGCCAATGTGCAGGATAACGGAATTTTAGAAGGTGCAGCCTGGACAAAGAAGGCTGGCAAATCAAAAGAAGGTGGACTTAACGAGAAAGGACGAAAGTCGTATGAGAAGGCTAATCCAGGATCTGACCTTAAAGCACCAAGCAAGAAGGTTGGAAATCCCCGTCGGTCATCATTCTGTGCTAGAATGAAAGGAATGAAAAAGAAATTAACTTCAAAGAAAACTGCCAGCGATCCTGATAGCAGGATCAACAAATCACTAAGAGCTTGGAATTGCTAACACAACGTGTAATGTGATATAATATTGAGTATAATTATAGTATGAATACCTAATGAGAAAAATGCGTCTTAACAATGGCGATGTTCAATATCTAATCAGAGCTTGTTTGGTCTATCAAGAGCAGACAGGATCGGAAGATCTATGGGAAAAATACGATGATTTAATTAATAAACTCAGAATTTATTCAGAGCAAAACTTGACCCCATCAGAATAATGAAACTTAAAACAAGATTTGAAACTTTCTCTATGGAAGAAAGGCAGATGCTTGCGGAAGCAATCTGGAGAAGACAAAGATGTTATATTGCTGGCGACAAACTCTTCAATCAGTATGGTAAGATGTTGTCAGAAGTCCTAGATAAAATGGACTATATGCCAGGCAGAGTAGTATAAATACCTATTAATATTATGTTCAGTAAAGAATTAAAAGAAGCAACTAAGGAATCTCATTCCGCAGCAGAAAATACAAAGTTTGTTGCAGGATTTCTTAGAGGTGTTGTTGACCCTGAGGAGTATCGTAAACTCATTGCCAATTTCTGGTATGTTTACAGTACTATGGAAAAACTAATTAGCGATGCTGATGACCCAACTGTAAGAGTATTACAGGGATGGCAATCAGATCTTGATCGTAGTCAATCATTAGAAAAAGATCTAGCATATTACTACGGTCCTTATTGGAAAGAAGAGATAAAATCTTCAACTGCATGTGATGCCTATTGTTCTAGACTAACTGAATTAGCACAGGAAGATCCATATCTTCTGCTTGCTCATCATTATACTAGGTACATAGGTGATCTATCAGGTGGACAAATTCTATGTAAAATAGCAAAGAGTGCACTTAATCCTCCTGCGGGAGAAGGTCTTAATTTCTATGAGTTTCCTGAGATTCACAATGCAAAGGAATGGAAAACAAAATACAGAGCAATACTTGATGTATTGGATCTAGATCAATCACAGAAGAATGCTATATTTTCTGAAGCAAACTATGCATTTAGATTGAATATGTATATGTTTGATGAAATCAAATCTGAAGATCCTTATCCTGTAATGACAGCACTACAAGGTTTCTGGAAAGTAATTACTGGTTCAATTACAAACAAATAAAAATGAAAGACTTACCAATCAAATCATCATGTATTCTTTTTGGTATAATTATTGGAACAGGAACATTCCTCATACCAATAGCATGGGCACATCCTATATTAGTATAAATGTTCAATACTTTATTATTTGGAGTTGGGTTATCTCAATTTCACCTTAGTGATATTGATAACGAAAAAATCTCAGATCTAGTTAGATCAGGAGACGACCATAGAAACTTGGATATTTCTGATACATTATTATCAGAGTTAAATTGTCGCATCTTAAAAGAAGGCAAACATATCTTAAACTCAACTTGTAAAAGCAAGGAGTTAAAGATAAAAAAAGTCTGGTGTAATTACAATTTTAATAAAGATATAGAAGAACCACACAATCATAGAAATAGTTTTTTATCTGCTATTTACTATCCACTATCAACTGACGGAGTAATACAATTTTTTTCTCCATTCTCTGATTATTTTCTATCACAAATACCCATCGAAGATGTATATGATATGAACTGCTATAACTCTAGTTTTTATGAGTTGCCAGTTAGATCTGGAGACTTAGTAATATTCAACTCAATGCTATACCATAGAGCAAAACTATCTACAGATGAACGTATATCTATAGCATACGATATTAATATCAAATCATGGTAGTCTGGGGAGTCATATGGATGGTAGGAATACTGGTCGTAATAGTGACTTGGTATATCTACTATATACTAAAGATGTCATTTATGGAGATGAAAGATGGGAGTGATGACACCACCAAGTAGGAAGTCCTGCTATAACTTTAGAGTAACGGAGATTAACCGTGTTGTTGACGGCGATACTATTGATGTCACCATTGATCTTGGGTTTGACTTATACAAGAAAGAAAGAGTTAGAATTGCAGGAGTTGATACGCCAGAGAAAAGAACAAGAGACTTGGAAGAGAAGGCATTGGGATTAGATGCTACTAACTGGATGAAAGAAAAATTAGAAGGTGCTATTGATGGAGATGATGAACTCACTATACGAACTGAACTTAAAGGTGGGATGGGTAAGTATGGGCGTCTGCTTGGTTGGTTATATATTGGTGATGAAAATGTATCACTCAACGAACAAATGATTGACGAAGGTTACGCTTGGGGGTATGATGGAGGAACTAAACAAAAAAACTTTGATGAACTTCGTGAAATACGAAGGTCTCTCGGTACACTTATTGAATAACTATTATGAAAAGCAGAATGATTGAAGCTCTCAAAGCAGAAGCAACTGGGAAAATTAAAAAGCATTTAGTAAACATTGATGTTTACTTACACAATCCTGTTGGTATTGGTGAGCACTCTAATATCATGGATGCAGTAATAACAGAACTTGATGCTATTGCTAAAGAAGATGATAGATTAGAAGCATTAGAAAAGTATGTAGAAGGTAGAGAAAAAAATAATTGCTTTAAAGTCTAATGAATATAGAAGATCCTATTGATGATTGGAATATCCATTTAGAGATTGGTATCACTGATGCCAGAACATTGCATCGTCTAATTACTTTTGCTTTAGAAAATGGATATGATAAGGATGATAAAGGATACCTAGAGGATATGCAAAGTCAATTTTATGCTATGTTATTAGAATATTCTTTTACTCACATAGAGAGAAATGAATGACATAACCATATTCATATTTGGTCTTAGTTTTGCAGCAGTTGTTGGTGCAACCTTCGCATTTATGTGGAAGATGACAGGTGCTGTATTAGAAGATGTGAATAAACCACGGAAACCACAGAGAACTGTGCATCCAGAGATGAGAGATGCAAAGGATGGAGATGAGTTATTGGTTTTTAGGGGACTAAAAGACCCTGACGATAAATAAAGTATGGCAACTAATGATGTATACCTAGGTAATCCCAACCTAAAGAAGGCGGGTACACCTATACAGTTTACAAAAAAGCAAGTACAAGAATGGATTAAATGTAAAAAAGATCCAATATATTTTGCTACCCATTATATAAAAATCATTTCTCTTGATGAAGGTCTTGTTCCTTTTGACATGTATGATTTTCAAAAAAGAATATTAGAGGACTTTCATCAAAACAGATTTAATATTGCTAAACTCCCTAGGCAGACAGGTAAGAGTACGACTGTTGTGGCTTACCTTTTATACTATGCTATTTTCTATGATAGTGTTAACATCGGTATACTCGCTAACAAGGCAAGCACTGCAAGGGAACTACTTGGAAGACTTCAACTAGCATATGAGAATCTACCAAAGTGGATGCAACATGGTATATTAGTATGGAACAAGGGTAATGTCGAACTTGAAAACGGATCAAAAATATTGGCTGCTTCTACGTCTGCTAGTGCAGTTAGAGGTATGTCCTTCAACATTCTATTCCTTGACGAGTTTGCATTCGTCCCTAACCACGTCGCAGAACAATTCTTTGCATCAGTATATCCTACTATTACTTCTGGTAAATCAACTAAAGTCATAATCATATCCACTCCTAATGGTATGAACCACTTCTATAAGATGTGGGAGGATGCTAGGAACGATAAGAATGATTATATAACTAATGAAGTTCATTGGTCTCAGGTACCTGGTAGAGATTCCAAGTGGAAAGATGAGACAATAAAGAACACATCTAAAAGACAATTTGCACAGGAGTTTGAATGCGACTTCCTAGGATCTGCTGATACACTTATCAGTCCATCCAAATTACAATGCATTCCGTTCAATGACCCAATTACGAGCAATGCAGGACTTGATGTTTTTGAGAGAGCAAAAGAAGATCACGAATATATTATTACTGTTGATGTTGCCAGAGGAATTGGTGGCGATTATTCTGCTTTCATCGTGTTTGATATCACCAGTCTCCCGTATAAGATCGTTGCGAAGTACAGAGATAATGAGATTAAACCTGTACTGTTTCCCTCGGTCATCTTTCAAGTAGCAAAGGAATATCATAATCCTTACATACTTGTCGAGGTAAATGACATAGGAGACTCGATAGCAGCAACACTAAACTATGATCTAGAATATCCTAATGTACTCATGTGTGCCATGAGAGGTAGAGCAGGACAGATAGTCGGACAAGGATTCTCAGGTAATAAAACACAGTTAGGTGTTAAGATGAGTATCACTGTCAAGAAGATTGGATGTGCCAATCTAAAAGCAATCATAGAAGAAGATAAATTAACTTTTCAAGATTTCGATATTCTTCAAGAACTTACTACGTTCATACAAAGAAAGCAAGCATGGGAAGCAGACGAAGGTTACCATGATGACCTTGTTATGTGTATGGTATTGTTTGCATGGTTAGTCATGCAAGATTACTTTAAAGAAATGACTGACACAGATGTCAGAAGAAGAATTTATGAAGAACAACGAAATCAAATAGAACAAGACATGGCACCATTTGGTTTTATAGATGATGGTATGGGAGATGATACATTTGTAGATGCTGATGGATCATTCTGGTATGGTGATAAGCAAGAAGAAGTAGGATATATGTTGCCTGACTTGTAATGGATCTTGAGAATCAATTTGAATTAGAACATTTATTATTTAAAGAAAGGAGATGTAGGACATGTAATCAGATCAAGAATCTACTGGAAGATTTTTACATGTCAAGAAAACAAAAGAAAGGTTTACCATCTGCATATTCTTACGAGTGTAAGGACTGTACGATTAAAAGAATAGTAGCAAAAAGAAAAAGTAAAAAGAAAATAAAGGAAGGTAACTATCCAGACTGGTAGAGTGTTCGTGTGTTGTTTCCCCTGTGGAGTGATGGAAATCTCTAAATACTTTTAGATAAAATGATATCTTAGAGGTAAAATTAAATGGCAAGTCAAGTCTCGCCTGGTGTTGTTATTAGAGAACGTGATCTATCTACTGGTGTCTTGGTTGGTGTTTCTGGTCTTCGTGCTGGATTCGCATCATCATTTCGCAGTGGACCTGTAGGCAAAATTACAAATATAGGATCTGAAAGAGAATTAATTAATACTTTCGGAGCACCAGCTGAGGCAAACGCTGCAGACTGGTTAGTAGCAGCAGAGTATCTCCGCTATGGTGGATCTCTTTCAGTTGTTCGTGCAGCAACTGGTGTGCTTAACGCAACATTAGATGGTACAGCAGTATTAGTCGGATCAAAAGAAGATTACGATGCTGGTG